AGAGTGGTAATGGATAGAAAAAATGAAGTAAAGAGATTTGATAGAGCAATGACTCTAATCTTATCCATACTATTATTTACAGCCTTAGCAATGGTTTTCACAGCTTGTGGAACTCAAAAAGGAGGTTGCGGAGGTAATCCTATTCATTTAGGTAATTAAAAAACCTAAAGACTACGTCAATTAGTTCCATACGCAGGAACACACTGCTCTGGTCTTTAGATATAAAGTGGATAAATGTGATACACCCAGGCACCACACTCGGTAACAGAGACTGGGAAAGAAATAACAAACGGAGATTTGCAAGTCTCTTTAGAGTAAGAACTGTCGCTAATACTTGTGCTAGCAAGAGTAGACAGTAATATGTAGTCATCCAGACGCATACATGTGAACTAATGTTCATGTGTCACTAACTTAACAGTTGGACATATTAAGAGGACAAAAAACAAACAATAAATTAATCTATTGTTAGTATGACATTAAACTATCTATGAGGTCACGCCTTTGACTGATGATAGTATGCTGTAGCTTATAGTGAGCTATTTAATGTAATTATAACATCCGAGTGGACTAGTAATTATAAGAGTATATCGGGAGATGTATAGTAGATGTCGAGATAAATGGTGTAAAAACCAATGGTTGTACCTCTGGAACTGATAATTCCCTTACTTGTGTTTAATGCAGCAATACTGGTCACAAGCCCAGTTGAGAAATGCAGAGTGGACACAAATAAACATCAATTAAATCATTAACTAAATCAATTAACATGGAAAAGAACATCGAAATGGACACAACCATTCTAAAAAAGAACTTAGAAATAACTAAGTTAACACAACAAATAGATTCTTTAAGATCAATGGCTGTAGATCTAGAAGAGAAACTAAAGACATTAACATCTATCAATGACACTAAATCAGAGATCATAGAGTCATTAACTAAACATAAATAGATGAAGATTACATTAAGAGGTAAAGTGTTCAATTCTAATAGAATGAGTTGTGCACGATTAACAAGATTAATCATATGTGTAGAGCATGAAAGTGCTAAACATGATAAGACATCTAGCATTTTTAAGATGGCAAAATTAGTATTGATAATATTAAATACTAAACTAAAGTCTAAGATTAATAATAGGAACGTACTATTAATCAACGAATATTAAAACAAAGAATAGTTCAGTAATCCGGTAAATGACCGTAATCCATAAGAACTCGTAAGATGGACTATTCTTTTAACATAAACAAGGTTGATGATATACCTTTTCAAAATCATCATATAATCCATAAAACATAAATAACATGGAGAAGAATCAATTAAATAGTGGTACTTTAGAGTCACTTAAAAAAGGAGAAACATTATTATTTCAAGCTAAGAAAGTAAAAGGAGACAAGATCCAATTACAATTTGCTGAGATAATACAAGAAAAGTCTAGACCGTTATCAGCATTAGGTGTATTAAATTCAGATGATGCTAGATTTAGCTCAAGAGCAAGAAGAAGTTTTACTACAGCATCACCTGTAGTATGTTCAAGTATATTTGATATGAACTTTGGAGATGATGGCGAATGGGTAATGACAGAAAAAGGAGAAATTATGGAACTTAATATCTTAAATCCTGAGCACGCTGGGACTAGATTTAGAGTTGTAGTAACTGAAACTACAGAAGCTACTGATTGGCAGTTAAAGAACATTGAAAAAGCCGCAAAACGTAAAGGTAAAGAAGGAGATTTCATTACTTTCGAAGGTGAGCATATATTCAGTAACACTGAAACTATTATGCACAATGGATCTACAACTGATCAACATGTATGGATGAAAGCGGATACAACTGCAATTACTTCGATTAAAGAAGCAGACGTTGTTGAAGAAGAGTATAGTTTAGGAGCTTTAAGTTCATTAGAATCATAAAGATCTAAATTATTTAAAATTAGGGGAGAGGACTCATAGACCTTCTCCCCTTTTTATTAACTAAAAATATAATTAGCCATGAGACAAAAAATACTATTTAAAGTAGGAGTCAGTACATTATCTGACACTAAATATACTATAAAGTTACCTAAAATAATAACACATGTATCTCCATATGAGATGCAATTTGGATTTAAACAACAAATGTCTTACAGATGTGGCGAACAAGGAGGAGTTGAATCAAGAGTAGTTCCTGGATATACAAATAACGTGAGACTATGATACATTTAGTTAATGATTCTTTACAAAGAGACAATTTCATGCATGTAACAATGGATGAAGTTGTTTCTTACTGTAAAGGAAAGGAAGTATTAGCTATTGATACTGAGACTACAGGTCTTGATTACACAATAGATAGAGTTATTCTATTTCAAATAGGAGATGAAGATAAGCAATTTCTAATTGAAACTAGAGGTCATGATATACAAGAACTTAAAAGTATATTAGAAAATACAACAACAGTTAAAGTATTTCATAATGCTAAGTTTGATGTAAACTTTATACGAGCTAGTTTTGATATACAATGTGAAAATGTGTATGATACTATGTTAACAGAAAAAGTATTAACTTGTGGTACAGGGAAGTCTGTATCATTATTAAATACATTAGAAAGAAACCTTGGTGTGCAAATGGATAAGACTCAACAGTCTAGTTTTGTTGGACATAAAGGAGACTTTACAGATCCACAATTAATATATGCAGCTAAAGATGTTGAGTATTTAATTGCTTTAAAGAATAAGCAAGAGGGGTACATAAATTTATACAAGTTAAGTAAAACTGTAGATTTAGAGAATAGTGCAGTGCTTGCATTTGCTGATATAGAATATAATGGACTTGATTTAGATATAGAAAGATGGTTAGGATTAGCAAATGATGCTTTAAATGTAGCAGATGAATGCAAAGGAAATCTTGATGGTCATATACTAAGTAACAATAAATTATCTAAATTTGTACCTAAACATATACAAGGAGATTTATTTGCTGATGTAGATACATTAAGAAAGATAGATGTTAAGTGGACATCACCTAAACAAGTACTTGATGTGTTTAAACAGTTAATACCTAAGCTTGATAATGTAAATGGTAAAGATATACTTAAGTATGCTGATAGATTTGACATAATAACTACTTATATAAAGTATAAAGAACAGATGAAAATATATACATCTTATGGTGAAAAATTTATGCAGAATCTAAAAGATGATGGTAAGGTTCACACTAGTTTTAATCAGATATTAGATACTGGGAGAGTTAGTAGTTCACGTCCTAATATGCAACAGATACCAGCAGATAATTCATTTCGTAATTGTTTTACTGCTCCGGAAGGTTGGAGTTATGTAAGTGCTGATTATAGTTCACAAGAGTTAAATGTAATTGCCTTTGGAAGTAAAGATCCTGTTTGGATTGAAGCTTTAAATAAAGGTGAAGATTTACATAGTGTATGTGCTGATCTAGTTTATGGTTCGAAGTGGGCAGATCAGGCTGAACCTGGTTGTGAGTATATGAAGAACAAATCTAAATGTAACTGTAAAGAACATAAAAAACTTAGAACACATGTTAAAACAATTAATTTTGGTCTGGCTTACGGGATGGGTGCTAATAAGCTTTCTGATACCCTTGGTATTAGCTCTGATGACGCTAAAAAACTTATCAATACATATTTTGAGAGTTTTCCAGCGATTAAAGGATTTTTGGACAGGTTAGGTACTTTTGGAACTACCTTTGGGTATATTAAAACATTTCCTCCTTACAATAGAAGAAGATGGTTTACTACTTGGTTCCCTAAGATGTTTAACTCAAGAGAAAACTCTCAAGAGTTCTCATCTATAGAGAGAGCTAGTAAGAATACACCTATTCAAGGAGCTAGTGCGGATATGACTAAGAAAGCTTTAATCTTAATGCGTACTCATATAAATTCATTTAATGTGCCTGTTAAACTAGTAATGACTGTTCATGATCAAATAGATACTATATGTAAAGATGGTTATATATCTCAATGGAAACTTGACATGAAAGGATTTATGGAAGAGGCTGCATTAGAAATAGTAACTAACGGCTTGTTAAAGGCTGAAGTAACAGTAAGTAAATGTTGGGAGAAGTAAAAACATGTAGTTAAGGTGTACAGAGGGAGATAGGTATAACCTCTTTATCTGAGTTGGCGTTATTTCCAACTTTCTGACACTGTATCTTAACTACATGTCCTCCTGATTGAAAGAGGGGTAGTTAATTCTACCTCTCTTTTATAAACATTACGAAGGGGTGGACATAAAGGCGCTTTTGCCATTTAGGTTAATACACTTGTTCACCCTGGAGTATTTTAATAATTTAAAATAATAAATATTATGGCGCTTACAAAAGTAGTAAGAAAATCATTTAAGATTAGAGAATCAGGTAGAAGTACAGATTTTATATCACCAAGTTTTGGACATGGTTGTTTATATAATTGTTCTTATTGTTACATGAAGCGGCATAAGCCTGAAGGTTTAAGTATTGCTACTAACACAGGTGATATACTTACTGCTGTTAACAACCATGCATATTTTACTCCTGTAGATAAGCCTAATCAGACACATGATAAATTTACTACATATGACATCAGTTGTAATGAAGACTTTGCACTACATGCTAAGCATCATGATTGGAAGAGAACATTTCAGTTCTTTAAAGATCATCCCATTGCTATGGGTAGTTTTGCTACTAAGTATGTTAATTATAAGCTTCTATCATTTAATCCAGAAGGTAAGATAAGAATAAGATTTAGTCTTATGCCTCAGAAAATGGCTGACATACATGAGCCTCATACATCTCAGATCATTGATAGAATACATTCTATTAACTCTTTTATAGATGCAGGATATGATGTACATGTCAACTACAGTCCTATCATTGTATATGATGGATGGTTAGACGATTATAAAAAACTGTTTGAACTGATGAACGAGCATGTTGAATACAAAGATCAAGTACTATCTGAGTGTATATTCTTAACACATAACTTTAAGAAACATTTAGCTAATTTAGATAATCATCCTGAGACAGAAGAATCCTTATGGACACCAGAGAATCAAGAAACTAAAATATCAGAGTATGGAGGAGAAAATATTAGATATGAATATCAACTAAAAAGAGAGTATATAAAAAGCTTCAGAGAATTACACAATAGTATAATTCCTTGGAACACTATAAGGTATATATTTTAAAATGTGTCCAGTTTATTCGTTAAAAAACTGGACAAATGAACCAAATAAAAATAGTAATCAGCTCAACTAAAACAATAGATATGAAAGAAAGACATCACGTAGCCATACAAATGGAAGAAGAACAGCAGTGGCAAAAAGATAATGGTCCTATTGTTAAGACTGCAGATCAACTATGGAAATATAGTGGAGAAGTAGAAGAAGATTCAAGAGCTACTTTAGGAGATAAAGCCTTTAAACGCCCTTTAATGCCTACTAAATATGCAGTAAGTAAGTTTGTAGAAAAACACACTAGGCCTGGAGCTGCAAGATTAAGAGCAAATATTATATACAGACATTTACGTTACCCGCAATTGACTAGAAAGCAATTAGCAAGTAGATTACAATGCACTGTACCTTCAGTTAAAGGAGCTTTAGATCTATACTTTACACATAAAAAAGAATTAAAAATCAAATATAAATACTACCTATAATGGAAATGCATAAAATTAAAGATAAAGAGCAGAGATTAGCATTAAATAACTGGGCTTCTAATGATTGTAATGGAAGCATTATAGCAGGTACAGGATTTGGTAAATCTAGATGTGGAGTAATGGCTGTAGACTTTGCACTTAATAGGTGTGGAGGAGAAAATGCATTAGTATTAGTACCTACTATACAATTACAAGATCAATTTAAAGAAGAGTTTGACAAATGGGAGTGCACAGATTGCCTTGACAGAGTAGAAGTGATGTGTTATCAATCTGCATACAAACTGAGAGGTAAGCACTATGATATAGTCATATGTGATGAGATACATTTAGGATTAAGTGATAAATACAAAAGATTCTTTCAGAATAATACTTATAATAAATTACTATGTATGACTGCAACTCCACCTGAAGAGCCAAGATATAGGATAGATCTATTTAAATTAGCACCTACAGTATATGAAATATCATTAGATGAATGTGTAGCTAGAGGTTTAGTTGCACCTTATGAAATATATTGTATGCCTTTAGAATTAACAGACAAGGAACGTACAGAGTATAAAAGAATAAACAATTTGTTTATATCCCATAAAATGGCTTTAGAACCTAATGCGTTTGACTTTGCTAGGACAGCTTTAAAGAGTCCAAATGTTAGTTATGAACTAAAAGCACATGCTGCTGGGTTTTATAAAACTATACGAGAACGTAAGACTATTGTAGATACAGCTTATAATAAGATAGATAAGTTTAAAGAAATAGTATATTCTAACTTAGATAAGAAAATTATAACTTTTGGAGGTCTAAATGTATTTACAGATAAACTGGCTGAGAGCGTTACACCTCTAGCTGAAGTATATCATAGCAAGATCAGCGGTAAGAAGCGTAAAGAGGCTCTAAGAAGGTTTAA